ATTACTTAACTGCTCTTTAATCCCTCTACCCCATTCCATGAACGTGGCATTCTCTTTATATGCGTGCTTCGTATCTTCCTCTACGCCAGGGCGCATATTGAGCATTCCCAAATCTTCCAGCATCTTAATCTTTTGGGCCTCATCCATGAAATCCAACGCACCCACCTGAGCTAATTCCATATACGTCTGCATCTTTTCACTTTGGGTATGGGGACGTGTACTTCCCGCCTCTACTTCCACCTCCACGCCATCATCCCAATCCGCACCTAAGAACTCGCGGAATGTGAATCCTCCCACCGCATCGCGTATTGCCATGACTCTAGGGGATTTTGCGTTCTGCCGCCAAATCTCCAATGACTTCTTCGCCAGGTCTTTATAGCCCTCTTCAAGCATCTGGAACACGGTGGCCCATCGTCCAAATCCCCTCTCTTGGAGGGATTGAACCGTGCCAACCGGGGTTCGTGAACCCATACTCCGCCCTCTAACAGCCGCAAATGCTCCCGACAACTCATCGAATGACTGTCGAATATCGGAGATATATTTGACGAGTGATTGGGGGGCTTCCGCGCCACCAACTCGTGAAGGCGCATTCCCCCCCACTGGAGTATATTCAATTTGGACGCCAATCTCGCCCGTAATGCGTGACGGATTGGTATTGGCCGGAATTAGCCATACGGGATTAGCCATCCGTGACATAATCATCGTCATCATGGATTCGGCTTTATTCAACTGATATTGCTTAGGAAGAAGGTCATCTGCGGGCGAATATCCCCACGCCCTTCCTCCAACGGTCCCAAATCGGTAATGGACGATGGGATAAAACTTACGTCCGTTCCCAGCCTTTGTCTTCCACGGATATGGAACCTTACGGTCTAATACCTTCCCTCCCGATGTAATGGCGAAATATGCGCCTTCGGGATAATCCTTATGGACTTTGATGTAGACGCGATATACGATTACTCTTCGGGTAACGAAATCCCCACCTACAGAATGGCCATATGCTGACGCGCCCACGCCCGGCGAAATCGATGCAATTGACTCTTTATTCTGGACGCTAATTCCCTCGAATCCCGCCGTCTGTCCGCCTTCTACATCCACTCCCCATACAGTCTTAACTTGCTCCTCAGTATACGACTGGACGGTCATTATAAAAGGTTGCGATTCTAATTCGTCAATGGCCGGATCTAAGAATACCTCAAATGGCGATAATACATCAAATCTTATCTCGCCCTTTGGCACCCACTCAAAATCCGTATATGACTCAACTAACTGCATCCCATCTTTGGGACATAATGGACTATTGGGATCTAACTCTGTTGCCGACCATACATGGCCTGCTTCACATACTTCTTTAGGAACGGCATCTAATCCCGTTTCGTCGGAATCGTCCCACGTGCATTCAATGAAGGCATTCCCGGTAAGTAACAACCAATCTAACATCCGTCTGCGGGAAGACTCGAATTTGCCCTCTTTGAGGATGACTTGGAGTTGCATGTCGGTGGCGGCTGCTGCGGCCACGGCCTTTGCATCATCTCTAGAAGGAATGCCAAGATATCGGGGTGTATGCTGCGCGATGGCGGATTTGACGGTGTCAATAGTTGACCGAAAAAGATTCGTAATTGGTGTTGGAGTCGATGGAGATAATCTGCGCTGTTTCCATCTTCGCGTGTCGGTGTCATATAATACCCACTGTTGACCCAAATGGAAGAGGATTGCTCCATACCAGTTTCGTTCGATTAGCCACCTACGCGCAGATAGTCTTCCCTTAAGAGACTGAAGGAGCGCCATATCATTGTTATTGGCATCTTTAGGCTCACTCACCGATATTACTCATCTTTTCGAGCGCATCCTCAATCACATCACCGACCTCATCGGGGGACGGTGTTAGAAATACTTCAACTTGGCGAATATCTTCTTTGAATGGATCATCGTCCATTAAGGGAGATCCCATTCGTGGAGGTACTCGTCCGGCGGTAATCTGAACTAATTCGTGAAAGTCCGCCTTCGTCCGATCTAATTCTAACTCGGCTCGATCACACCTACCTTGTATAGACGATAATTGGGCTTGTAATCCCGCAATTTCAATACGTGACTTTTCTAACTCAGTTCTACGCAATCTGGACGTAGCAATAAACTTATTACGTTCATCTTTAATGAAACTTAACTCTTCTTTAAGTCTACCAATTTCCTCGCGTAAAGATGACTTAGTTATCCACATTAGTAATTCTCGGCGTCATCATAGCCTGTATTCCACGAGGTGGGGATGATATCAATCCACTCCTCATCATCAAGACCTAATGTAACGACAGACTCATCACCTTTTCGCTTCAATAACTTGGACCGTTCGCTTAACCAATGCCGGCGCGAATGTTCGTCAATATCTGCGCCAATTTCATATGCCTCTCTTAATTCCCTTATATCTACCGCCACCACATTCGTAGGAATATGTGATAACGCATATCCCGCTGCGTCAACCGAATGATACTTCTGCTTACCTACAATCTTAAGGCTCTTCGTTGATCCGGTATAGTCAATTACGGACTGCCCACGAATTCGATACTCCGGACCTTGGCGTAAGAGATTTAAACAATCTCTTGCGATCACTAATCCTCTTTTGTGGGCTTCAAGGAATAACATAACTCGCGCCCATTCATCTCCATCCGATGGCGCTACCGGCAATCCCGCTGCTATGTACAACTGTGCAACGCTAATGTTACCCAGCTTCTTACTGGCAATACCTGTAGACCATGCCGATCTATCCATAACCCTGGCACGAGGAATGTAAGGTCCAGTAAGTTCGAGGATGGCATCTGAGTGGACTTCAGCTTCTCTTCCTTCGGCCCAATATTCCCGATACACGAATGGCGCATTTGGTAAGACACCTTTATATGCCTCTTTATCGGGATTAACAGCTATCCAAACTCCGCATGTTACGCCGGTTGATCGTGCGGGATCAACTCCAAAGAATCTCGGCCAATGTCCAGGAGGCTCGAACGGATCAATTACTCTAAAGTCGGGAATTAGTCGTGTCGATCCCGCCGACATTGTGGCAAATACGTAACGCGCTTGAACTTCGGGAGGAAGCGAGAGTAATTGTGCCCTTGCACCAACGTCTAAATGAGGATTATCGAGGGACGACCCTCGAATTAACTTTCGGGTTGCATGGGCCGTTGGACGGCCATGGGGAGGTTCAAATGTGAGAAATCGTCTACGTAACCAATTATCTCCTTCGTCGTTAGCAATCAAAATAACATGTCGTTCTTCCGGGGGTACTGACGATAACCGACATCTTAATAGGAGAATCTGGTATGTGGCGTATTCAATTTCTTCTGCTTGATCGATTCCAATAAATGAATACTCCAGATTCTTAATCTTATCAAGCTTACCGGGCTCAAGATTTGCAAAGGTGATTTCACTACCATTGACCAATCTTGCAAAGTTCGTACCTTCCTTGAAATCCCATCTGGCGGGCTTGACGAATAAGTCACGTAAGCCTTTATTTTCGCACATTTCGAAGAATTGGCGCTTGGTCGAGTCAATTAATTCACGATATGTAAGCCGTGAAATGAGGATATTTGCGCCCGGCCATTTAGCGGCATGCCGAAGAGCGGCTACGCATAGTGCGTAAGTTTTGCCCGCGCCCATTCCCGTAACGGCGGCAACCTCATACTCGCCAGCTAATACAATATCAGCTTGTAACTTATTATAACTCTTTCCAAGTAAATGTGAAAGAGACAACTTCTCCGTCATCTTCACGAATTAGACTCCGATGCGTAATCCTGAGCTATTCTTCACCTTTGGCTGGTTGCGAAGTAACGGACTCCAATTTGCGCCGGGAGGAGGAGTGTATGGAGGAATTGAAGGTGATTGCCCGACGGACGATAAGTTCGGGAAGTTATATGAAGGCATTTTAGGTTTGGGCTTTAACATTCCAATCCCCATTGCCCCGGCGGCCGGTAAGGCACCTTTTAGCAATCCCTTACCCGCCGATTTCGCCACGTCCCAAATTTCATCTCCGAAACCACTTCCCCCAACCATGCTTCCTAATCCGCCAATCGCCTCTCCACCCACTGATCCGATAGACGAAGATGCTGTTGGCCCGACCGCACCAAACATATCCATTCCCGGACCGCCTGCAGCACCACTACTTAAAAATGAATTCCATAAGTCTAATTCCGGCGTAATCGTATTCGCTATAGAACTAGCCGCTTCGCCTAATCCGTAATCAACGCCAGCCTCAATTCCCTGCCCGCCCCAATCGCCAATACCACTCAGAATTTCACTAAGCCAATCCCACATTACTTCCTACCTCTTACCTTACCGCCCGGTCTAATCCCCATTCCACCAGCCCGTTTCTTTGCGGGAATCACCCGTTCGCCCTCTTCGAGCATCGCCATTACATTTCGTCTACCGTCCCGATCTTCATCCCCACCAGGTCTCATTCCCATCATGGGCATTCCTCCACCCATACGTACAATACCACCTCTGTGCCACGCCCCGCCGGGATCTCCTGGTGCGCCGCCAGGACCACTCTCACCGCC